GGCGGCCCGGTCGCCGCACCGGCCCCGATGATCCGGGTGTGACCGCCCCGCCCGCGCGGCAGTCACGCACAGCGACTGCCGGCGGCCACACCCAGTAACGACAACAGCGCCCGCCCCCAGACCGGGGGCGGGCGCTGCTGGGTCGCGTCACGGGGCAGTGACTCGGTCCGCCTCTCGACGAGAGGCAGAGTCGAGGCTACAGCAGGCGGTCACGCCCCCGGTAGCGCCACTGGCGGCAGGCCGCCGAGCAGGTGACGGGCGGGCGGCCCGTGGCCGGGCGGTGCATCGCCTTGCCGCAGATCGCACAGGGGCCCTGCCAGCAGCCGCCCCACAGCCGCCCCCGCGTCTTGCCGCCGGGGTGCTCGCTGCAGGTCAGCACGCGCCGGGCGCTCACTGGCCCGCCTCGCCGATCCGGGCGGCGTACCGCTGCCGGGCGGCCTGCCGTGTGATCCCCAGCGACCGGCCGATGTCCGTCCAGCTGTAGCCCTGGCTGTGCAGGTTGGCCACGGCCAGGAGCGTGACCCGGTCGAGTTCGGCGGCCAGCTCGGCGAGCACCGGCAGCGCCTCGATGTCCCGGTCAGCGACGCGCCGTCCCATCGCCACCAGGATCCGCCGCACGAACGCCCCGTAGGTCTGTGCCTCGGTCCGGGGCGCGCGGGCGATCGGCTGACAACGGTCGGTTGTCAGCCGGGGTGCCGACAACGTCGGGTTGTCAGCCGGGCCCAGCCGCACCGTCTGTGCGCGCTCAGCGGCGGCCCGGCTCTCGACGTCGGCCTGCCGCACGGACGCGGTCACAGCTGGTCCGCCGCGACAGCAGCAGCGGTGAGGAACGGCACGAGCACGTCGGTGATCCAGGGGTGCCACACGGTGTCCCACAGGATCAGCGCGACGGCCAGGGCTCGGACGGACAGGAACAGCACCCCGACAGCGACAGCGGCGGCGATTCGGTCGAACGCGGCGCGGGCGAATCGGCGGGTGCTGTCGAGCCACAGCCAGTACAGGACGACGGCGGCGAGCTGCTGGGCGAGGTGTCGGGCGGCGGCGATGACGGCGGTCGACGCGGGCGCGAGGGGAAGGGCGCGGTAAGGGGTGGCAGGCATGGGAAGAGTCTGTCACGAAAGGTGCTGCCGCGTCCGTCTTTCGTAACGCTCGGCGTGGCGCGTGTCGGAATCGACGGACGCGGCGGGCGATGTCGGGACACGCGACAGGTCACGCACAGCTATGGCGGGTGACGCTGTGCGACCGGCACAGTTCCGCCCCGTGACCTTCCTAGAGCGGATCGGCGTGCGGCGATCGCCCGACATCAGCGCCGCGTTCGACGGCTCGACGGCGGTCACGCGCAGCGCGGCCACGCTCGCCCCAACCCTGGCGGTGGCCTCACCGTGGGCCCTGCCGGGACAGCTGGCGAGCGTGGTCGTGCCCGACGTGTTCGGCACCGATGCCGCGCTGCCGCTGACCCGCGCCCGGGCGATGTCGGTCCCGTCCGTCGCCCGGGCGCGTCACATCCTCGTCGGCTCGATCGCCCGGATCCCGCTGCGGGCCTACCCGACCAAGCTCGACACCGACCCGCTGCCCGACGAGCAGCAGCCGGTCTGGATCGACCGCACCGACAGCGTGCAGCCGCCCTGGCACCGCATGGCTTGGACGGTCGACGATCTCCTGTTCTACGGGCTGAGCCTGTGGCGACGCACGAACAGCGTGCAGGAGGGCCGGGAGCGCCCGCTGCACTGTGACCGGATCCCCTACGAGTCGTGGTCGATCGACGGCAGCGGCCACATCCTCGTCAACGGCCGGGCGGTGTCCCGGTCGAGCGTGCACATGATCTACGGCCCGCACGAGGGGCTGCTCACGTTCGCCGCGTCGACGATCCGGCACGCGGCCAACCTGCAGGCGGCCAGCGACAAGGCTGCCAGCACCCCGGCCGCACAGATCGACCTGCACCAGACCCAGGGCGACCCGCTCGACGACACCGCGATTGACAACCTGATCCGGCGGTGGGCGGCGGCGCGGCGCGGCGAGAACGGCGGGGTGTCCTACAGCAACCCGTCGATCGACGTCCGCGAGCTGGGCAGTGTCGAGGCACACCTGTTGATCGAGGGCCGCAACGCTGCCGCCGTCGACGTCGCCCGGCACGTCGGCCTGCCCGCCTCGCGGATCGACGCCAGCACCGAGGCATCGCTGACCTACTCGACGACCCGGGACAACGCCCGGGAGCTGATCGACTTCGGGCTGAGCCTCTACACCGGCCCGATCGCCGCGTCGCTGAGCGTGGACGACTTGACCCCGCACGGCACGCGGCTGGCGTTCGACCTCGACGAGTGGCTGCCGCCCGAGGGGACGGCCGTCGCCTTGCCGGCCGCACAGACAGTGAACAAGGGGGACAACGCACAGTGACCGACCTGAGTCTGACGTTCGACGGCGCGGCGATCACCACCGCCGCCCGTGACACCCGCCTGATCCGGGGCACCGTGCTGCCCTACGGCGTGCCGGGGTTCACCTCGGCGGGCAAGGTCCGGGTGCAGGCTGGCGCGCTGCAGCTGCCCGGCGACTCACGGCACGTCGTGCTGCGGGACCTGCACGGCGGTCAGGCGGTCGGGGTCGCCTCGGAGCTGAACGACAGCGCCACGGCGCTGACGGCAGCCTTCCGGGTCGCCAAGATCCCGGCCGGTGACGCGCTGCTCATCGCCGCCGACCCCGAGTGCCCGATCAAGGGCGGCCTGTCGGTCGAGCTGGCTGACGTTGCGTTCAGCGCGGACGAACCCGACCTCGTCGTGCACGCCCGCCTGACGGCGGTCGCTGCTGTCGAGGTGCCCGCTTTCACCACGGCCCGCACGACGTCCGTCGCTGCGGCGCACACCCCACAGGAAGGCACTGCCCCCGTGACCATGCCCACCCCCGCCCCGGCCGCTCCCATCCCGGCCCCGGTCCCGGCCGCTCCCATCCCGGCCCCGGCCCCGGTCCCGCAGCCGACCGCCCCCGCCGCGCCCGAGGGCACGCTGCAGGCGGCGATGGTCGTCCCGGGCACCCCGGGCGTCCCGGTCGCGCCGGTCGTGCCGGTGGGCACCCCGGCCGCCCCGGCCGGGCTGCACCTTGACCGGGTCACCGAGCTGCTGGCCGCCTACGGCGGTGGCATGGGTCAGGCGCTCACCCCCGAGCTGACCGCCGCCCTCAGCGACATCACCTACAGCGGCCAGACCGCGACCCGGCAGGCCGAGTGGCTCGGCGAGCTGTGGTCCGGCCCGGGCTACACGCGGCGGTTCGTGCCGCTGTTCACGAAGGGCCCCAAGCTCACCGCCATGCGCGGCGTCGGCTGGCGGTGGGTGCAGAAGCCCGAGGTCGACGACTACGCGGGGAACAAGGCCGCTGTGCCGTCCAACGAGGTGACCACCGCCCCGGCCGACTGGACGGCACAGCGGGTGGCCGGGGCCTGGGACGTCGACCGCGCCTACGTCGACTTCGGTGACACCGGGTTCTACCGGTCGTTCCTGTCGGCCACGACCGACAGCTACCGGCAGAAGACCGACCGCAAGGCGCTCGCCTTCCTGATCGCCAACGCGGTGTCCGCGCCGACCCTGGCCGACACCTACGACTACGTCCCCGACGTGGCCCCCGACGTGCTGACCGGGGTGGCGATCCTGTCGGGCCTGCTCGGCGACATCCCCACGGTCGAGTCCTCGGCTGACTACGTGCTCATGAACACCGGCACGCTGCTGCGGCTCGCGGGGGTCACCGGACTCGACGTGCCCGCGTTCCTGGCCCTGCTCGGCATCGACACCACCAAGTTCCGGCACAGCAACCTCGTGCCGGTCAACACCCTCATCATGGGGACGACCTCGGCGCTGGAGTACCGCGAACTCGGCGACACCCCGATCCGGGTCGACGCGCTCGACATCGCCCGGGGCGGCGTCGACACCGGGGTGTTCGGCTACCTCTCGCTGTTCCTGCAGCGGGAGAACGGCGTGCTGTCCCTGCCGGTCGCCCCGGTCGCGGGCGTCTGACGTGTCGGTGCCGGTCCCGGCCGAGCCCGTGCCGGGCCCGGCATCGCTGCCCGGGGTGAAGCGTCGGCTGCCGCAGGGCGGCCGGGACGTCGACGACGCGGCGCTGCAGGACATCGTCGACGCGGTCAACGTGCGGGTCAGCCAGTGGCACCGCGACTCGGTCCCGGCCGATGGGAACGGGTGGCCCGCCGATCTCATGCTGGGCGCCAACATGCTCGCGTCGCGGCTGTGGACGCGGCGGCAGTCACCGGCCGGGGTCATGGCCCCGGCCGGTGACGCCACCGCGCCGACGTACATCGTTCGCAACGACCCCGACGTGGCCCTGCTGCTGCGGCTGGGCCCCTACGCGACGCCCCGGGTCGGCTGATCGTGGCCGCGCTCACCGACGCTCTCGACGGCCTCACCGCCCTGCTCGACGGTGCCGGGGTGACGGCCGCCGTCGACGAGAACGACGTGGTCGTGCCGGGCGCGTGGCTCGACGTCGTCGGCCCCAGCTGGCCGACGCTGCAGGGCACGCGCTGGCGGGTCAACGTGCTGCTGATCGCGGGCGGCGGCTCGACCGGCCCGGCGCTCGGTGAGCTGGCCGACCTGCTCGACCGGGTCGTGCCCGCCGTCATCACCCCCGACGACGTCGTGCAGTTCGTCACGACGTCACTGCCCGCCGACCCATCGACCCCGCTGCCCGCGCTGCTCATCCCGCTCGACCTCGACCTGTAGGAGACGACCGCACATGCCCATCACAACGCTCAAGCTCGGCCCGGGTGAACTGGTGCTCGGCGAGACCGGCGCGCCGCTCGACGTCAGTGCCCAGGTGACCGCCTGCCGCGTCAGCTGGTCGGTCGACAGCGAGGACGACACCCCGGTGCTGTCGGGCGACCTGCTGCCCGGTGACGACACGTTCACCGCCGCGCTGGCCGCCACCTTCCTGCAGGACGACCTGAAGGCGTCCGGGCTGATCCGCTACAGCTGGTCGCACAAGGGCGAGCAGGTGCCGTTCCGCTTCGTGCCGTCGTCGGCGGCGGGCGCGGCGATCACGGGCGTCATCAAGCTCACCCCGCTCGACGTCGGCGGCGACGCGGCGACCAAGAACACCAGCGAGGTCGAGTGGGGTTGCGTGGGTGAGCCGGTCATCGTCGACGACGTCTGAGCCGACGTCACGTAGCGCGACTGCCGGCGGGCACGCACAGTGACGACGGCGGCGTGGGAGGTCGAGGGCGCGAGGAAGCTGCGGGCCACGCTCAAGGGCGCGAACCCGCAGCTGCTCGACCGGCTCAAGGCGGCCCACCTGGCGGCGGCCACCATCGTGACGTCCCGAGCCCGGGACCTCGCCCCGGTCGGCGTGGGCACCCGCCACCCCGGCGCGCTGCGGGCATCGGTCCGGCCCGGGGGAACCAAGACCGCCGCGCTGGTCCGGGTCGGCAGCGCCCGGGTGCCCTACGCCAAGCCCATCCACTACGGGTGGGGCAGGCGGCACATCAAGGCTCAGCCGTTCGTCAGCCGAGCTGCACAGGAGACCGAACCGCAGTGGTTCGAGCGGTACCACCGCGAGGTGCTCGCGGTGCTGGACACGATCGAGGGAGCGACCATCACATGAGCGAGCCGACCACCGCCCGCGAGCTGGCGACGTCCGAGGACGCGCCGCGCAGCGCCGACGAGGTGCTGCTCACCGGGCAGCGCGTGCGCGTCTGCCTGCTCGACGGCAGCGACTACGTCGTCAAGACGATCCAGGCCGACCGGGTCCGGTACGACCTCACCCGTGGCAAGCACAAGTGGCCGCCGGGGACCGAGGCCCCGTTCCTGTGGTTCACCTTCCTGGCGTGGGCGGCGGCCCGCCGCGAGGGGCACACGGCGCTGACGTTCGAGGCGTTCAGCGACGTCGCCGTCAGCTGCACGGCGCTGGACAACGACCCCGACGAGGACGACGTGGTCCCTACGAACCCGGGTCAGCAGCCCGGCTGACCGTCCGCCTCGCCCTGCTGACGGGCCGGTCGTTCGACGAGGTCGCCGAGTGGCCCGACGAGCTGATCGTGACCGTGATCGAGGAACTCAACGACATCAACAACCCCAGGAGGTGACCCGCCCGTGGCCAGCCGAACCGCAGTCCTCGCCGTCCGTATCGTCAGCGACGCAAAGGACAGTGCCAGGGGGTTCAGTGACGCCGAGAAGGCCACGGGCGGGTTCACGCGCAACCTCGACCGGGCCAGCGTGGCGGCCGGTGGCGTGCTCGCAGGGGTGGGCGCGCTGGCCAAGTCGGCGTTCGACGCGGCCAGCAACGCACAGCAGGCGGCCGGGGCGGTCGAGAGCGTGTTCGGGGCCCAGGCGGCAGCGGTCAAGAAGAACGCGGCGGCGGCGGCCGAACAGGTCGGGCTGGCGAGCAGCGAGTACAGCAACCTGGCGGCGGTGCTGGGTAGCCAGCTGAAGAACATGGGCACGAGCGCCGACCAGCTCGCCCCCAAGACCGACAGCCTCATTCAGATGGGTGCCGACCTCGCGGCCACCTACGGCGGCACGACCAGCGACGCGGTGCAGGCGCTGTCGAGCGTGCTCAAGGGCGAGACGGACCCCATCGAGCGATACGGGATCTCGATCAAGCAGAGCGACATCAACGCCCGCATGGCCGCCCAGGGGCACGCCGACCTTGAGGGTGCGGCGGCTAAGGCGGCGCAGGCGCAGGCGGTCATGAGCCTGCTCACCGACCAGTCGACGTCGGCGCTCGGCGCGTTCGGCCGTGAGGCCGACACGGCGGCCGGGCAGCAGCAGCGCGCGTCCGCCGAGTGGGAGAACGCTAAGGCGGCCCTCGGCGAGTCGCTGCTCCCGCTGGTGACCCAGGGCGCGCAGCTGCTCGGCGGCCTGGCTCAGTCGCTGCAGGACAACCAGGGCGCGGCGACCGCGCTGATCGGCACGATCGCCGCGCTCGCCGCCGGGGTGCTGATCGTCAACGGCGCGGTCAAGGCGTACAAGGCGGCGCAGGTGGTGGTCACCGCCGCGCAGTGGGCGTGGAACGTGGCCACGTCAGCCAACCCGCTGGGCCTGCTGCTGCTCGCGGTCACGGGCGTCATCGCCGTGGTCGTCGTCCTCTACAACAAGTTCGACGCCGTCAAGCGGATCGTCGACAAGGTCGGCGGTGCGCTCAAGTCTGCCGGCCGCTGGGTCGGGGGGTTGTTCGGCGCGGCAGGGCCCGCCGTCAGCCCCGGGAGCGCCTACGGGGCAGCCGGGGCGCTGTACGGGGCCACCGGGGGTGGGCCGAGCACGTTGCGGGCCGCCGGGGCGCTCACAGCGGCCGGGGCCGGGTCGGTCGGCACGACCGGGCTGACCGGGCAGGGCGCGACCGTCCGGGGCGGCGACACGATCAACATCACCGTCAACGGCGCGGTCGACCGCTACGGCACCGCCTCGACGATCCGCGACCTGCTCGACGAGCGGGCCCGCAACCTGGGGCAGACCACCGCCCTGTCGGTCGGGATGGGCCGCTCGTGACCACCCGCACCCCACCGAGCGGGTCGACCCGGATCAACCCTCGACCTGAGGTTTACATAGCCGCCGACACGACCCCGCTCGGCCTGGGCCTGCCCGGGGTGGCAGGCAACCCGTGGATCACGCTGATCGACGAGCTGACCGTGACGTGGGGCCGCACCCGGCTGACCGATCACCACGAGGCGCAGCAAGCCAAGTTCGTCCTCACCGTGCCCGCCAACCGGGCCGACTACGCGTCGTTCGACTGGCGCAACCGCCCGGTGCGGCTGCAGTGGTCTGACCCGCGTGTGTCGGGCGGCACGCCCGTCGTGTTCTTCCGGGGCCGCATCACCGAGGTGGTCGTGACCCCCCGCACCCCGCACCCCCGCACGAGGCGGCACCGGGGGTCGACCATGACGTTCAGCTGCACTGGCAAGCTCACCGAGCTGGGCAACCGGCGCAGCGGGGTCGAGTCGTGGCCTGCAGAGTCCGGGCAGGCCCGCCTCGACCGGATCAAGGCGATCGCAGGGTCGTCGGTCGCGGGCATCACCATGCGTGCCTATTGGGCCGCTGCCCAGTTCGCCCCCCGCGACGTGAGCGGCACCGACGCGCTCAGCCTGCTCCGCTCGCTGTACGACACCTGCGGCGGTGACCGGATGACCTACAGCCCGCAGAACGACACGGTGCAGTGGGTCGGCCGCCGCCTGCAGCCGAACACGGTCACCCGCCGGGGGATGCTGACCACCGACCCGACCACCGGGTGGGCCGGTCCCCGAGCGTCACAGGCCGGGTCGAGCTGGCCGCCGATCCCGGCGACCGAGGTCGAGAGCGGCGGTGAGCTGACCCGGACCACCGAGGGCGGCGCGACCCGGGTCGAGTACACGTGGGTTGAGGCCGGGGTGAACAGGTCCGGGGTGATCTACGACCCGACCGGCGAGGCTGACCGGGGTGTCGTGCAGCTGTCGGTAGCGACTGAGCTGGCGATCGGCGATTGGGCCAAGACGTGCGGCAGCGACTGGCTCGACACCCTGTGGCGCGAGGGTGGCATGGCCCAGCCGCCGCCGCTGACCTACCGGGCCGACCGGGTCGGCGGGTTCCTCAACTACAGCCACGCACAGAGCCTGATCGGCGGTGTGGAGCTCGGCGGGATCACGGCAGGGGAACCGGCCGCGTTCTGGCTGGCGGGCAGCCCGTGGCCGCAGCTGCGCTACGTGCCGATCGTGTCCCCCATCGGCGGGGTGATCCGGTACGCCAACGGCGGGTGGTCGCCGACGTTCTACAGCTCGGCGGTGGCCTACCTGGGCCCGCTGTCCGAGACGCCGCTACGGGCCAGCCGCGCCACGGCCGACAGCGCCACCGGCAAGCGGGTCGCTGCCCGCGACCTGCACCCCGCGTTCAGCTGGGCCGATACCCGCTACGTCACACCGCACTAGGAAGGCCCCCCATGCCCGGATACACCCCGACGTTCACCGTGCCCTACCCGGTCGACACTGACCCGCTGGCCGACTGGCCAGCGATCAGCGAGGCGCAGGCGCTGGCGCTTGACGGCGTGCTCAAGACCCGCGTGCCGCTGCCCAACCTGGCCAACCTCAACGACGTGCAGGCCCGGCTGAGCAAGGTCGAAACGCCCTACTTCGGTGAGTACACCGGCACTCAGACCCAGCTGCCGACAGCCACCGAGCGGGGCATCACCACGCTCACGAAGGTCAACCAGACCGGCGGTTGGGATGCCACGGTGGCCGGGAACTTCCTGGAGATCCCGGCCGGGCTGTGGGTGCTCACGTGGGATGTCAACGTCGTCAACGCGACGGTCAGCGGCCGTAACTTCGTCGCTGTGGGCGGCGGCCCGGGCTGGTCGGGGAGCGTGCTCAACCGGCACCCGTTCGCCACGACTGGCGAGGACACGGGCGGCACGTCGTTCCTGCTGCCGCTGACCGCCGCTCGCACCGGTCTTGCGCTGTCGATCTACGCCGAGACGACCGGCACCTACACCGCCCGGCACCGGATCCGCGTCGCCCGGATCGGGACGATCCCGGGCCCGTGACGTAAGACGCTGCCGCGTCCACCTTTCGTGACAACCGCGGCCGTCACAACCCGTGACGGCCGGCCGCCACACACAGTGAGGAACGAGCCATGCCCAACCTGATCCCCGGTGCCCTGTGGCAGCCCGTCGACGTCGGCAACCGCGCCGCCCGGCGCAAGGGCCGCGCCGTCGTCGGCCACATCGCCGTCACGAACAGCGCCAACCTGCGCCCGGGGGCGCTGGCCACCCGCGCCTCGGACTGGCACGCCTTCCTGCCCCGGGCCGGTGGCATCATCCAGCAGATCGACCTCGACCTGCAGAGCTGGGCGACGCTGAACGGGAACGGCAGCGTCATCGCGTGGGAGTCCGAGGGCGGGGTGGGCGACGACGTCAACGCCCCGTGGTCTGACCCGCAGGTCGAGGCCGCCGCACACCTGCTGGCCTACGCCAACGAGTCCGAGGGCGTCCCGCTCGACGTCATGCCCGACTCGCGGCCGACGTCGCGGGGCCAGGGCTACCACCGCCTCGGCGTCGACCCCTGGCGGGTCAGCGGCGGCGAGCTGTGGTCGAGCGCCCGGGGCAAGGTCTGCCCCGGCCCCGCCCGGATCGAGCAGGTGCCGGTCATCGTGAGCCGCGCCCGCGAGCTGCGCGGCGGGTCGGCCGGGGCGCTG